GCATTATGGGAAGCAAGACGCCCGTTGCGGGAGATTGAGCTTGACAGAGAGCGGGCTGAACGAGAAGGTTCCACGGCACTTGCGATGTTTTATGCGGAGATTATGTGCGACCCTTCACCAATTGCTATGCAAGTCCTTAATCCGGAGAAGTTACGTAAGTTTAATCGCAACGAGGTTATGAAAAAGCTGGCAAGAGCAAGGGTTTACACAACGGTAGACCTGCAGTCTGGCGGTAAAGAGGGCAATGACTACGATGTTATGACCACTGTTGCTGTTACAAGGGATATGCACAATGAAACGATTGTCGAGCGGTGGTATATTCTGGATATACGGCACGGCAGGTGGTCGGAGCCGAGGAAGCTGGAGATTTTGGAAGAGATTGCCAGAATGTATGACCCGATTGTGGGTATAGAGGATGTCGGATACCAGCGGACTTTTCTTGAGGCTGCCGAAAGATATCGATATGAGCACGGTATCTTTTACAAGATAGAAGCATTGAAGCCGAGAGGGGTAAGAAAAACAGAGCGTATCATCGGATTGGAAACACCACTAAATACCGGTGTTGTTTTTGTTCCTGATGATAATCCAAAATGGCTGGCAGACCTTACGCACGAGATGTCTGTATGGTCGCCGACAAAAGACAATACGCACGACGATATCTTAGACACACTTGCATATATACCACAGTTAATCAGGCTGTATGGTGGTGGTTCTTTTATGGAAGATACCGGTAAGATAAAGTGGGGACATTACGATGACCAGTATAACAAAGTCGCTGACGTCTACGTCAACATTTAAGGAGGGTAATGAAAGATATTACTGAAAACGTGAACGAGTATAATGACGAGCAACGCTATCTTCGTGATTTTACTACCGCAATTGACGATGCAGAAACAAATATGAACTCATATTACACGGCTCTTGAAGAGTCTATCAAGACTTACAAGGCTGATTATGGGAAACCAAAAAACAGAAGTCAAGTCGTTGTGAGGCACGCCAAACAAATGGCAGACAATATGATTGCGGAGCTTGTCAATGATTACGTAAGTGAAGATGAGCCTGCTCATTTTTATCCAAGGAACAACGTAAGCGATGAACAAGCACGGCTTATGGGCAAGTATATGAATTATATCTGGTCGAGACAATTTAACCGCCATGAGTTTGTTGAGGAGGTTGTCCGTTCCGCCGTAATCGAGGGAATGGTATGTGTCAAGACTGGTTGGCGTTATGATTTTGAGACAGAAGAAGACACAATTGATATACCGCAAACCGAATATCCCGCATTCGTTGATGAGGCTTTGAACAGAGGGCTTGAAATTCAAGGTGGGACACTGAACGAAGAAACGGGTGTCATTGAGAATATCCGGATGATTAAAACGACTATTCTTGAAGATAGACCAGACGCTACTGTTATGGATATCAGGGACATATTCTTTGATATAACGGCTAAGCGGTCAAGTGATATACGTTGGTGGGCAGAAAAAATGAGAATGACTTTATCCGATGTCCGCAAGCAGGATATTAAATATAACAAGAAATCGCAGTTACGGTTAGAGAACGTGGACAAGTGGATTGAGAAGTTATATTTCGAAGGGTTAGACAATGTTAATAATACAACAGTCACGGCAGACTGGGACACAACAGATAAATACTATGTCGTAGATGACTATGCGAATAAGCACGCAAGAGAAGAGTTTGACGTCTACCGCTGGATAGGTGAATATGACCTTGACGGCGACGGTATGACTGAAATGGTTGAGGCTATTTTCACAAGGAGTTATCTTCTTGCTATCAGACCTTATGAGAAAATCCGTGGCGTGAAATTCCCGTATATCCTTGGATATTATATCAAGCACAACCGTGAAAAGGGTGGCGAGGGTATGATGACCACTATCGGTGATTTCCCTAAAATCGTAACTACTCTGTGGCGGTCACTTATCGATTACGTATCACGTGTCAATCTTGGGGAAAAGGTTGTCAATAGAATGCAGATAACAGACCCGTTCGAATACCGTAAGTTACAGGAGAACCTGCCCGGCACGATATACAAGGTTGACGGAGACGCACGTTCCGCTATCAGTGTTTTACAGCCAAATCCTTATCCCTTCGGTGTCCAGCAGGTATTACAGGTAGCTGACGTTGAAGAGCAGAGGGCGTCAAGGGTATCGGAGAATACAGCGGGAGTATTTAATTCCCCGACTTCTGCAAAGACTGCGACGGCGGCGGCGATCGCTGCACAAGGCTTGAATAACTTCCGTATGTTTATTTTTGATAAACTGCGTGAAGCTATTTTCCGTCAAGTATTTACTCATTGGCTTGCCTACATCAATCATTACATAGACCCACAGCAGGATATAATGTTCAATGACATTATCGGTGAGGGCGAAGCTATGGAGATTAAGGGCGAAGATGTCCTCGGTATTTATGATGTTGATGTGAATTTCCATACACAGGATATGGCTGACTTAAAAATACACCAGATGAACATTATGTTCCAGAACATTCAGCCTGCTATCCAGTCTGGTGCTATTACCACAAGAGAAATGCGACTTCTGTTCAGGCGTTGGTTTACCCTTATGGGCGACAAGGCATTGGCACAGGAAGTCAGTAGAAGAGACAAGATGTATGAGACTGACGAGTTTAAGGAAGCAGTTCAGACAGAGGCTTCAAAGATGGTCGAGCAAATGCAGAACTCACCAGACTTTATGAACCTTGTTTACGAGAAGGCAAGGGAGATGGCAGAGTTTATGTCTGAGGTCAAAGCACAGCAGAAGATAAAGAGTGCGGTTAATGCTTTTGATAATGGGGAGGGGCAGTATGTATAATCCGTTTATATCGAAAGAGGACAAAGAGAAACTGGAAGCTATTGCATTGGAGAAACGCAACATTGGTTTTGCTATGAAGTCTCTGAAAGATGATGAGAACTTCAAGAAGGTGTTTTATGATTTCAGGGGACAGTTCATAAAGACTTGCCGTGAAGCGTTAGACCAAGCTATGTTTGAAGAGAACGAGGAAGGTATCAGTAACGCAATCCGTGATTTGAAACGGTTGAAAGCAATAGACTGGTTTATCAAGTATGTTGCGGATTACTTTGAGATAGCTGAAAGCGAGTTGTTAGCATTAGACGAAGGAGACGAATATGCCGAAGTATAAGCTGGAGGACATTAACCAAAACCCTGAACTTATGGACAAGATAACAGACACGCCTACGTATTGGAACAAATTCAAAGAAGCATTGAATGGCGGTTTACCCGAAGTAGAATTGGAGGGATTGGAATATGAAGCCGAGCAAGTTGAAGTCGGGGGAGATGTCAAAGAAGAAACAGAAGTCGTTCAAGACGTGGCGGAAGAAGAGCGAGGAGCAGAAGAAGTCCAGAGTGAAGAAACAGCACCACAGGAACAAGAAGAGCAAGAAGTGGGTGGAGAGCCCGCAGAAGGAACAGACGAACGAATAGACGAAGAGCCTGCTGAGGCCGAGGAAAAGACAGAGGTTGAAGCGGAGACGGAAGAAAAAAACAAGTTTAAGATTAAGTATAAATTTTATGGAAAAGAATATGAGCGTGAGGTAACAGAAGAAGACATAAGAATGGCTTGGCAGAAGTCTCTTAAATTTCCTGAACTGGAAAAAGAGATTGAAGCGTTAAGACCGAGAGCTGAACTGTTGGAGAAGTATGGAATGACGGAAGAGCAGTTGGAATTCGCAAAGAAGTTGTATGACGGAGACCAGACCGCCATTAAACAACTTCTAAAAACAACGGATACAGACCCGTATACGTTGGACATCGAAGATGTAGAGGCGATGAAATTCAGTGAAAACACTGGGACTGTTGAGTATCCCAAAGAGGTCGTTGAAAAGATTTCAAATTTAAGAAAAACAGACCCAGACGCTATGACTAAAATCGCTGATATGTCGGAGAAGATATTCCCGACTTGTCTCGTTGAAGCAGTTAATTCCGACCCTGCAATGGTTCAGGTGATTTATGATAGTTATGTGCAAGGTGAATTGGAAAAGACTTTGCTGAAAGTCCATGAGCGTGTCATTGGAGACGATGATTTACGCCGAAGAGTTGACCGCAACTTTTCAGACTTCATCAAGGTCTACACGGAAGAAGCCCAAAGACTTGGGGCTGTTCCAAGTGCAGGAGGCTCACAAGGTAGTCCTGCCAACCAGACGTCGCCGTCAAAAACGGCTAATGTAAACCAGTCGGCGGAGAAGTTAAAAGCTTCTGCTACCGTCAGGGGAGCAACGGCTGGCGGAACAAGGAAGAAGGCATTTGATGATATGACGCCTGCCGAACAAGCGGCGTATCTTGACAGCCTTGACTTCCGAAGCAAAGAGTTTCAGGAACTAAAAAACAAATACCGTAACAAAGTTTACGGAAGATAATCAGGAGGTGATTATATGGCTTATGGAACAACGACTACTGATAATGTTACATCGGTAGTCGACCAGTTTTATACCAAGGATTTGCTGGACGTCCTATACAATAACAGTCCGCTTTACCAGTTCGCATATAAAGTAAACCTGCCTTCACACAACAGCAAGACTGTTGCTTTCCGCAGGTATGATAAGACCACCACTTGGCAGTCTATCACTGACGGTGTTCAGCCTCAGTTCAGTCAGGCTGCTGCTACCGACACCACGGTATCAATCGGGTGGTATGGTGCTGGACACAAGATTACTGACCAGGTAACACTGACAATTGAAGACCCGATTATTCGGGAACACCAGATGATGATACAGGAGACTGCAAAGGAGAAGCTGGACTCTCTTATCCTGACTTCTCTCTATGCGACCACTTCCGTGTGGGCTTGCAATGACGCAGAGACGGACTATCCAGACATTAAGACAACTTTTGACGGAACGACCTTTACGGATTGCGATATTCCGATTACAACTACTATTCTGGAAACTGCTGGGCAGATTATGCGTAGCAACCTGATTAAGCCTGTTACAAAGCAGATTATGAACTCTACCCGTTACGGGTCAAGTTCTCTGCCTGCTTCGTATCTGCTGTTTGCTCCGACGGCTACTCAGTCGTTCTGGCGGACACTGACTGGTTTCATTCCCAAGAATGAGTATTCCTTCGATAACTTCGTCCTTGACGATGAAATCGGTGCTGCTGGG